AATGAATTTATTTGAGATCAATGAAAAGATTCTAAATTGCTTCAGAATTAGTGATACTGAAGTGGTTGATGAAGAAACAGGTGAAGTGCTTGATTCTAAGTATTTAGACAATCTTGAACTTCAGTTTGATGAAAAAGTAGAAAACATCGCTAAATGGATTAAGAATCTTGATTCAGATGCAAAACAGCTTGAAGAGCAGAAAATGATTTTTGCAGCTAGACAGAAAGCAGCTGAAAATAAACGCGATAGTTTAAAGAAGTATCTTGATTCTATCTTACAAGGAAATACATGGGATAGATCTAGTGATAAGTCAGTTAAGGTTTCATATAGAACGTCTCAAAAAGTAGAAATCACCGGAGATGTTCCAAAGAAGTATCTTATTAAGCAGGAACCAAAAATTGATATAGCAGGTATTAAAGAAGTGCTTAAGGCTGGTAAGAAGGTCAAAGGTGCTGATTTAGTAATAAATAACAATATTCAGATCAAATAAGGAGGAAAAAATGACTCAAGTAGAAATGACAAAGAAAGCGCTAGAAGAAATTAACGATTTTACGCCAGACGATCTCCATTCTGAGGATAATGTACTTAGAAATGTTGGAAATGGTGTGCTAGCAGCAATCGCAATGAACTTAGCAGTTATAGCAGATGAATTAAAGAAGGAGAGAAAGTAATGGGAATTTTAGCATTTATTCTTGGTAGATCAGGAACAGGTAAGAGTTATTCACTTAGAAACTTTGATCCTAGTGAAGTAGAAGTTATCAACGTTCAGGGAAAGATCCTTCCTTTTAAAGGAGCGGGTAAATTCAATCTGATCAATACAGATGACGCTGACGAAATCGTAGATGCAATCAAAGCTGCAGCTAAGAAGTACAAGAAGATCGTAGTTGATGATTTTCAGTACGTTATGGCAAATGAGTTCATGAGAAGATCAGCTGAGAAAGGATATGACAAATTCACAGAAATCGGTCGTCATGCTTGGGATATTGCTAATGTAGTTAGAGAACTTCCAAACGATGTGATCGTTTACGTGATGTGCCATACTGATACTGATCAGGAAGGTTTTGAAAGACTTAAGACAATCGGCAAGCTCCTGGATGATAAGATCGTGCTTGAAGGTATGAGCACTATCGTACTTAAGACATCTGTGAGCGATGGAAAGTACTATTTCTTGACTCAGAATAATGGTAAAGATACAACTAAGAGTCCAGCTGGAATGTTCCCAACTTATGCTATTGAAAATGATCTTAAGTATGTTGATGATAAAATCAGAAATTATTACGAGATCGGTGATTTTAAGTCAAATGAAGAAATGGCTGTAGCTGATGAAGAACATAAGAATGAAGAGATCAGCAAAGAAAAGAAATCACGTAGAGCTAAGAAAGAAGAAAGTAGTGCGTCAGAAGAGAGTGATAGGTCTGTAAAGAAATCGCGTAGCGAAAAAAAATTCATTGAAGAGTTTGAAAAGTTTGACCAGGCTGTAGCAAATGTAGCTGATGAAAATGGTAAGGCTGATTATGAAGCAGTTGTCGAAGAACTCGAAAGAATGGATGATGACGGTCCTCAAATTGAACCAAATTCAGATATGAATGAAGAAAAGCCAAAGCGTAGAACTAGAAGGAGTCGTCAATGATCGCTATTATTGAAGGAATCGATAGGGTAGGTAAAACTACCCTAGCAAATAAATTACGTGATGAGTATGGATTTGAAATCTATAAGAGTGAACGGCAAGAAACCTCATCGATGAATTATGGTAGTATTCGTGGACTGATTGATTTTTTGAAGTGGTATAAACCTGATAGAAATATCGCGATTGACAGATTTCATTGGACAGAAGCAGTGTATGGTTTAGTCGAAAGAAACGACTCTTTCACATATGACCATATTGATGAGATTGAGAGTATGATGACAGAAGACTTTGTATTATTATATGTTAGACCCACTGACATTAAGTGGAGCTCCGCTCAACATGGAAGTGATCTTTCTAAGCACCTCAAACTATTTGATGCTCTGTATGAGAAAACCACGATGAATAAGTATGTATTTACTCATTTAGATCTAGAAAAAGTGAAAGAGGTGATGTGATGAACATTGGTTATAGTTTCTGGGGATATTTAGGTGATCTGAAGTTTGATCCTGAAGGCAATTTAGCTAGTACGCCAGACGGTAATGCTTTTTATAGCTGGTCAATTATTAGTGAAGCATTGAAACGAGGCTACTCGGTTAAACGTATCATGCCTGATCGAGATGCTATTGGATATAAGATGCTAAACAAATATTTGTTTAACTCTTGGTGTAGAGAAGATCGTGAAAAAGCATATTTAGAATCTAGCTGTAAAGATCTATACAAAGATATCGACTGGATGACAGTTACGAAAGAAGACATTTTTAAGAGATGGTTAGCTGCAGGATTTCATAAGTTTGACGTTATTCTTCATGAGTGGCGAATGAAGATTCCTGGCAGAAACGACATTAAAAAC